GCAGTCTAACCTCCGGACCGTTGACGAAGCGGCCGGACTTACTTAGCCGGGGACAAGCACAGGGTCCGGCTAGGGCATAGCCCTGAAAGGCGTAGCCACGTCCTGGGCGACCAGGACGCCGCTCAGAAGGCGGGGGCGGGTTTTCGGCCCGTCACGAAGTCGATTCGAAGCGCCAAAGTTCTTCCTACTGCACGTGGCATGTGAGCGGGGCATCGCGTAGCGGTCGGGCTGGGAGTCCATAAGAGAGAGAGGTTGAGTCCCGCGGCAAGGACAGGCCGTGGGAGGAGCGCCGTATTCGCGCTCCGAGCCAGTTCCACTCGACAAGTGTTATGGTCTGTTTCGTGGGCAATACCACTATACTTTGATTTTCTTTTACTGTCACTTGGACGAACTAGAGAAGAAAAAGGGCCATTAGGCCAAATAAGGGGAGCCGAAGGCTAAGGTTAGGCAAGGCCATCAGTCAGAGCATCAATGATGATGCGCTGAATGATGCCCGCCCAGTTGAGGGTGGCAGCGAAGGTGCTGTTGACTGTGACAGCGTTGCGAGGAGCGTAGTTGACCAAGGCTCCAGTCAAGGAGGAGGTCGCCACCAAGGCAGCGTCCTCCTCACGGGCGTAGCCGTAGTTGGCCTCGCCGACCAAGGCGTTGTAGCCGTTGGAGGTCAGTGTTTGGATGCGGAAGTAGATGACGGTGTTGCGCGGGCCGGCAGTCTTGCCGCCGGCCGCGAAACTTGAAACTGGGGTGGCGGTGTCGGTGATAGTGACACGGTACACGTCACCGATTGCGGGCGTCCAGTTGAGCCCAGTAGCGGTGCTGACGTCCAAGAGGAGGGCGACTCCACCGCCTGCGTTGGCTGGGGATCCCGCAACACTGCCGCCGTACAGCGATGGCTTGACGGTGCTCGAGTACGACACAACGTTGGCAGCGTCTGGCAGCCCGCTGGGAAGGTACTCGTCACGGCAGCCGAGAACGTAATCGGCATACAAGTAGCCCAGGGTCGAGGCCGTGCCAGGTCCCGCGGTCATGTAGACGTCGATGCGCCCTTGGGCCGACTTGGACTGCTCAAGGTTGCTGTGGGCCGTCAGGAACCAGGGGTATTCCTGCTCAAGCTGGACGGGCATGAGGAGGTCCCGGTAAACTGAGCCCTGCACGAACGAATTGAGCGTGGACAGCAATTGGACGTTGGAGATGTTGTTGGAAACTGGAGGTGTTTTGCTGGATGGGACATAAACGACGAGGAGGGCGCCGGCAGCCGAGGTGGCCTGCTGGGACTCAAATCTGAGCCGGAGCCGTCCGAACTTGAACATTCTGAACATTGCTGCGAATTGCCTCATCTTAGAGGCGGACAAATTAACAGGGTTGAGGACAAAGGAGTGTATCAGTTGAAGGTCGGTGCCGCCTAGAGCAGCTTGAGGGGTGGTGAGGACTGCAATCAACTCCGAACCACGGTAAGCTTGAACCGGCTTCCGGGGCATGAGACTGTGAATCTCCAAGCCGCGGTTAGCCGGCATCTCTTGGCGGATGACTGTTTGCCTGGCAATGGCGATTGCTCGCTGTTGCCCAGGCGACAGGGATAGTTTAGAAGGCTTGGCGACGGCTCCGCGGCGCCTGGACTGGCGTTGGGGCCGACGTTTGGTCGAGGCGATAGGTCTCGTCCTGGTTTTGGTGGACACGGATTGTTTTCGAGGCGGCGACATGGAAGGAGAAGGGGGAAAGGGGGTGACTACGGCTGTTTCGATCGGATCTAGGCAGGAGAGTCGAGCCGCCCCCAGGATCTAGAATGGAGGCGTTATGGACAACATGCAGAGCCAGGGACCAAAACCAGCCGAACTGGAACGAGATGAGGCTCAGAACCAGGTGGTAAAGAACCATAGTGAACCCCTTGTGCAGGTCAAAGAGGATAGTGAGAATGGGCACGTGTCGGAGAACCTTATGGCGGACTGTGTACCTCCAAAGGATGAAAAGGAGCTCCTCGAGGACCGCATCACGGACCAGCCCAGCGGTGGAGGAGACCCGCAAAATCGGGCCGCACGACTCCGTCTCAGGCGGGTGGTCAACGTCCGCTACACGCCGGAGGTCGGGATCGGCTGAGAGACAAGGAAGCGGCTCGGCCAGCAGTCGCAGTTCCAATGACTCGACCGCGGCCTGGTCCAGGCCCCACAAATAGGAGGTCATGGCGAACGTCTCCGGGCAAGAGGATGTGACGACTCCGGGCAGAAACGAGGAATACTCCTGCGACCGGTGTTTGTTGACGGAGGCATAATCAAAATAAGCAATAAAGTGGGGGATCAGTGCTCGCAATACGGGGACGTGTTTGGTTTGTTGTAGCATTCCGAGAGATACTGTTTTTACAAAGGAAGGAAGATCTAAAGATTGGGCCGGGTCGGACGCAAAGAAGGTCTTGGTGAGCGTGCGGCCAGGCTTGGGGCCCATCACGCTACCAAGCTTCCAGACGCCCCGTTCACAATAGGAAGCGGGCCAGAAGTATTGGGAGCAGAAGGTGACTCGGTAACGGTCTTTGTACTCGCTACTAAGATAGGTGATCTTGGCGTTGAGCTCGAGGAGGCGCGCCTGTACTTGGCCCATGTCCAAACCAAGAGGAAGAAACCACACGCTATCATCGCCCATGGCAACACATCGGTAATCCAGGGCGAGGCCTTGGGCTTGGCTTTGGACAATAACACAGTGGGCAACTTTGCACACACAGAGCCGAGAGTTATGGATGGTGGTGCGGCCCAGGCCCGAGCACAGCGAGCCGCCGTTGTGGCTGTACTTGATGCCCGTTCCAAAGCCATGGCTGTGGTCGTTACGCACCAGCTCGCCGCGCTCTTCAGGTGAGAGGTTGAAGGCCCGGACGCATTCATCTGCGTGGCAGTGGAACTCAACTTTGAGCGCAGACGCGTCGCAGCCTGAGAAATCGATGTCGCAGGCGAAGTGGGAGTACGAGCCGTCCGGGCGGCGATATCTCGCCCAGGCTTCGTCAAACCATTGGCCCACGCGTAGGCCCGTCGCGCCGCACGCGTAAAGGACGTTGTGAGACCCGTTCCAGCACTTCTTGAGGTGGTTCGAAATGCTGAGCGTAACCGGGCCCTCACGCGCCACGAACTCGGGCTTGAAAGACTGAATGGCTCGGGGGCAGAACGGAAACTTGTGAGACACCGCCTCAAACTTGACGAAACACTTCGCGCTGGGCCGGACCCGGCCAGTGAAGAGGCGGCCTTGCTCAAACTGGATGCGCTGCGCTTCAGGGTATCGAGAGTTCCAC